TAGATACAAAAAAGAGTCAAATTAGAGAAATGTAATTACTATGTAAGTCTATGTAACTAAAGGTAATAAGAACAATGTTAATATAACTATATGATCTAGATAATGGAGGCTGCTGCGGAGGGTTGTGTAGTGGTAGTGAGTCCCGCCAGAGATCTACTATAATGTATACTCCAATGTATACTTAATGTAACGAATATGAACCGTCATGTAGAAGATAACTTAAATATCTCTTGACTTTTAATAGAAAGTATGCTACCCTCTATTCCTACTATATAGGACTGAACAGAACTACAGAGAAACTGTGTACTGATAACCATTATCCTTATATTCAACACTCCTCTCTGCAACAGTTCAGAGTCTATATAGAGACAGAGAATACAAAGAGTGTTAATTATATGAATGTTGATAGTACGAAGGTTGTTAAAAAAGGTCGTCCTACAAAAGCGTCCATTGCTGCTAAAAAGAAAGGTAATCGAAATGCTGTTGGAAGACCTAAAGGGGATGCAGCAAGGATCAATGAACTTAAAGCAAGATTGTTGGCTACAAGCGGTGATAAGGTTATCAATAAGGTTATTGAAATTGCTTTAGAAGATGGCCACCCAGTTCAATCAGCAGCGTTAAAGATGTGCATGGATAGGGTTCTGCCTATTTCTTATTTTGATAAAAAGAATGATGCTGGTGGACGCAATTCAGTGAGCATTACCATCACAGGTGTTGGAGGCAATGTGACTACGAGTGACGTTGTTGAAGGAGAGTATGAAGAGTATAGCGAGAGTAGTGAGTGACCTCTTTAAATGTAGAACTACTACCTTGGCAGCAGGATGTATACGAAGATCCTACTCGATTTAAAGTAGTAGCTGCTGGTAGACGTTGTGGTAAGAGTAGGCTGGCAGCATGGCTATTGATCATTAACGCACTGTCTGCTGGTAAAGGCAATGTGTTTTATGTTGCCCCTACTCAGGGTCAGGCTCGTGACATCATGTGGGATACTCTAATGGAGTTGGCCCATCCTGTTGTACAGAGTAGTCACATAAACAACCTAGCCATCAAGCTAATCAATGGGGCAACGATAAACCTCAAAGGTGCTGACAGACCAGAGACTATGCGTGGCATTAGTTTGAAGTTTCTGGTAATGGATGAGTATGCTGACATGAAGCCCGAAGTATGGGAACAGATACTACGACCAGCACTAGCTGACCAGAAGGGACATGCGTTATTCATAGGGACTCCTATGGGACGTAACCACTTCTATGATTTGTTCCGTCATGGTGAGAGTGATGATCCATCATTCCAGAGTTGGCACTTTACAAGTTATGATAATCCTAAACTAGATCCAGAAGAGATTGAGTCTGCTAAGTTAAGTATGTCATCCTTTGCATTCCGTCAAGAGTTTATGGCTTCTTTCGAGGCTGGTGGTGGTGCAATATTTAAAGAGGAATGGATACAGTTTGATACTGATGAGCCAGTGGATGGTGAGTATTATATATCTGTTGACCTCGCTGGTTTTGCTGACATAGCACATGCAACGAACTCTAAGCAAAAGAAACTAGACACAACTTCTATTTCTGTTGTTAAGTGTGGCCCCGATGGTTGGTGGGTTGATGAAATTATTTATGGACGATGGGACGTTAAGAAGACAGCAGAGAAGATCTTTCAAGCTGTTGCATACTACGAGCCAATCTCTGTAGGTATTGAGAAAGGCGCACTAAAGAATGCAGTGTACCCTTATTTAACCGACCTGATGAAACAAGAGCAGACCTTCTTTCGTGTTGAAGAGTTAACTCACGGAAACAAGAAGAAGACTGATCGAATTGTCTGGGCCTTACAAGGTAGATTTGAACATGGAAACATTACACTCAATGAGGGAGATTGGAACACAGAGTTCCTTGACCAATTATTTCAGTTCCCTAATCATTTGGTGCATGATGATTTAATAGATTCTTTAGCGTACATAGATCAGCTTGCTCAGGTAAGTTATGTCTATGAATATGAAGAAGATGATTACGAATATATGGATGCTATAGCAGGATATTAAACTATGATAGAAGAAAATAATTTATTGATGCAGGAATCGGCTGAAGGTTGGATCATGGAGAAGTGTGAAAGCTGGCGTGATCACTTTGAATCCAACTATCAGGATAAGTTTGACGAGTACTATCGTCTATGGCGTGGTGTCTGGTCAGGTGAAGACTCCTTGCGGCAGAGTGAACGCTCACGCCTAATCAATCCTGCATTACAACAGGCTGTTGAGAGTTCTGTTTCTGAGGTTGAGGAAGCTACGTTTGGGCGTGGTCAGTTCTTTGACATACATGATGACATGAATGATCCAGAGCGAGTAGACATTGATTATCTAAAGAAGAAATTAACTGAAGAGTTTGCGTTAAACAGGACTCGTCAACATATTTCTGAATGTATTATTAACAGTGCTATCTTTGGTACAGGCATTGGAGAGATTGTACTCCATGAGTCTAAGAGGCGTAAGCCTAGTATCCAATCAGCACTGGATGGAAGCACTATGACTGTAGGCGTACAGGAGAACTCAGAAGTAACTTGTTCTCTACGTCCTATTATGCCACAGAACTTCCTCATTGATCCTACTGCAACCTCTATTGAAGAGGCATTAGGTGTAGCTATAGATGAATTTGTCCCTATGCACCAAGTAGAGGCACTAATTGAACAGGGAATTTACAAAGATGTTGACATTACAGGAGCGAGTACTCTTTCATATCTTGAAGCAGATCAAGAAATTAACGCATATGATGAAGATAAAGTACGCCTTACTAAATATTATGGTTTGTTACCACGTAATTTGTTGGAGGATTATCTTGAAGACGAAGATGAAGAGATTATTTCTCTATCTGGAGAAACGCCAGAGGAAGAGCACTACGTTGAGGTAGTTGCTGTTATAGCTAATGGCGAACACATACTAAAACTAGAAGAAAATCCTTACATGATGCAGGATCGTCCTGTTGTTGCTTTCCCTTGGGACGTTGTACCTAGTCGTTTCTGGGGACGAGGTGTTTGCGAGAAGGGTTACAACAGCCAGAAAGCCTTAGACACAGAGCTTCGCGCACGTATTGATGCTCTAGCCTTAACTGTCCACCCAATGATGGCTATAGACGCTTCTAGGCTGCCTCGTGGGGCTAAATTAGAAGTGAGGCCAGGAAAATCTATTCTTGTTAATGGTAATCCTAACGATATTCTGAAGCCTATGAACTTTGGTAGCGTTGATCAGATTACTTTCTCTCAAGCTACACAGCTACAGCAGATGGTACAACAAGCTACAGGTGCTATTGATAGTGCTGGCTTTGCAGGTTCTATTAATGGTGAGACTAGCCCTACTGCTGTGTCAATGGGACTAGGTGCTATTATTAAACGACAGAAGCGTACCTTGATTAACTTCCAAGAGTGCTTCTTGATTCCATTTATTCAGAAAGCTGCGTGGCGGTACATGCAGTATAACCCTGATCAGTATCCAGTAGGTGATTATAAGTTTATTCCTTCTAGCTCCTTGGGTATTATTGCTCGTGAGTATGAAGTGTCCCAGTTAGTTCAGTTGCTACAGACAATGCCAGCAGATTCTCCTATGTACCCAGAGATCATACAGTCTGTCGTAGACAATATGAACCTATCTAATCGTGAAACTTTAATAGCTAAACTCAAGGAGGCCGCAGTACCAGATCCAGTGGCTCAAGCTGCTGCTGAAATGGATAATCAACAGAAGCAAGCATACATCGCTGTACTTCAAGGTCAGGCACAGGAATCCGCAGCACGAGCGTCCAAAATATCTACCGAGACTGAACTCTTGCCCATAGCTGCCGAGACTGACCGCCTTAAAGTACTGTCCACTAACCTTCAAGATGGTGATCAGGACGAGAAAGAGTTCGCTCAACGTGCAAAACTAGCAGAGTTAGTATTAAAAGAACGAGAGATAGTCAGTAAAGAAACTATCGTTAATAAACAAATGAACTTAAATAACTAGAAATAGTTCTTGACTTTACGGGAGATCTGTGATAGACTCCCTTTACTTTATAACTGCGTCCTAACATGGGAGAAACGCAATGTCAACAACACAAGACCCTGAGTTACAAAAGTACTACGAAAGTTTACAAGATACTTTTATGACAGAGGGATGGAAGTTCTTACTAGAAGATTTCACTGGGGCTGAAGAGTCCATTAGAGATATTGTTCTTTGTAAGGATGATAAAGATTTGTACTACAAAAAGGGTCAGCTAGATATTATAGGCAGACTCCTTGGATTTGAAACTAGCATCAAGAAATCATACGAGGATTTCCTTAATGATTCGAGTGTTTGATTTTGAATGTAGTACATGTGGGTACATAGACGAACTATTTGTGAAGTCCGATAAAAGGATAACTCACTGTTCGCAATGTAGCCAAGAGTCGCATAGGCTTATTGCTGCACCTATAAGTAAGTTAGATCCCCACTCAGGAGACTTTGCAGGGGCTACAATCAAATGGGCAAAGCAACGCCAAAAGCAAATTGCGATTGAACGTAAACGTGAATCTTCATAAGAAGTAACTTCACATAATATTTCCACAATACTGTTATAGTACGGAGCACACATGGCAAACTTTTTAAGTGACGAACTTGAACCTCAACTAGAAGATGGAGAGATGTTCTCCCAAGTTGGTGAAGAAGAGGAGTCCTCCCCTGTAGATCAGGGTAATCAGGAAGAAGAAATCCCTCAGAAGTACCAAGGTAAATCTACTGCTGAATTGATTAGGATGCACCAAGAGGCCGAAAGGTTGTCTGGTCGTCAAGGCAATGAAGTGGGTGAGTTGAGAAAGCTAGTGGATGATTACGTAGTTAATCAAACAGTCACTAAGACCAAAGAAGAAGTCCTACCAGTAACTGAAGATGATTGGATTGAAAACCCAAAAGATGCTGGTGAGAGAACAATTAACAACCATCCCTCAATCAAGAAAGCTGAAGAAGCCTCTATTAGATTTAGTCAGATGGAAGTTATGAACAAGATCTCTGTTGCTCATCCTGATTTTCAGGAGATAGTAGCAGACCAGACGTTCATGGATTGGGTAGGTAAATCACAAGCGCGTGTTAAGAAATTAAAACAAGCTGATCAATTTGACTTTGACGCTGCTGACGATCTATTCACAACATGGAAAGAACGCCTAGAACTAATAGGCCAAGCCAAGGCTGGTACTGATATAGAGCGTAAGAACTCTTTGAAGTCAGGCTCTAATGGTGGGGCGCGTGGTTCGGGTGAAGGATCTAAAAAGAAATTCTTTAAGCGGTCTGAACTTTTACATATGATGCAACATGAACCTGACCGATACTTAGCTAACAGTGATGCAATAACGCAAGCTTACGCTGAAGGAAGGGTACGATAACTTTTATTAAGGAATTATTATAATGACTACTTCAGTATATCCCGCCCAAGGCGGTACAACCGATAACACAACTGCTGCTAATTTTATTCCAGAATTATGGAGTGATGAAATCATCGCTGCCTATAAGAAGAATTTAATTATTGCAAACCTAGTAACTAAGATGCCAATGTCAGGTAAGAAGGGCGATACGTTGTATATCCCAACTCCTACTCGTGGTGCTGCAGCTGCTAAAGCTGCTAACACTGCGGTTACGATTCAGAATGAAACGGCTGGCAGAGTAACTATTACTATTAACAAGCACTTTGAATACTCTCGTATGATCGAGGACATTACTGACATTCAAGCATTAGCTTCTATGCGTAAGTTCTATACCGATGATGCTGGTTATGCTCTAAGTAAGAAGGTTGAAGACGATCTATTCTTGCTAGGCCAGTCTACTCAAGGTGGTAACGGATCTAACTGGGCTAAGGCCGTAGAGATCACAACCGCTACTGGTGCTTTGACTGACTACACTGGTACTGCACAAGCTTTCACTGATGCTGGTTTCCGTAACCTAATTCAATTGTTAGATGATGCTGATGTACCAATGGACGGACGTTCAATCATCCTTCCTCCTGCTGCTCGTAATACTATTATGGGTATTGATCGTTACACTTCTTCTGATTTCGTTGGTGGTAACACTGTCGTTAATGGTAAGATTGGTAACTTGTATGGTGTAGATGTTTACATCAGTAACAACTGCCCAGTTGATGGTAATAACAAGATCGGTATGTTGTTACACAAGGATGCCTTTGTGTACGCAGAGCAGATGGCTGTTCGTTCACAGACTCAGTACAAGCAAGAGTGGTTGGCTGATCTATTTACCAGTGACTGCATCTATGGCGCTGCTACTTTACGTGGCACTTCTGCTGTAGCCGTTGCGCTTCCTGCGTAATAACATGGCTTCTTAGCCAGCACTTAGGGACTACTTAGTATAATCTAGGTAGTCCCTTTCTTTTATTAAAGGGAAGATCATGGCAACACTTAAAGAATTAAATTCACAACTTGCATCAGCACAGAAAAAACATGGCAATAAGTCACAAGCTGCTGGTCGTATTCAATACAAAATTAATCAACTCAATAAAGATTCTAAAGGCACTGTTGTTAGAACTAAAGACGGCAAGGCTGTAAAAAGTAAGACAGGTGTAGTTCGCCAGAATGATGCATCTAAGAAAGTACGTAAGCCAGCAGTAAAGAAGCTGACTATGGATCGTAATCCTAATACTGTAACTAAGGCTGCTACTAAAGTTGCTACTAAAGTTGCTACTAAGGTTTCTCCTAAGAAAGTAGTTAAGAAAGTAGTTGATAACTCAGGCAGCAAGACTATGCCAGTTACTCCTAAGAAAGTAGTTAAGAAAGTTACTCCTAAGAAAGTAGTTAATAAAGTTACTCCTAAGAAAGTAGTTAAGAAAGTAGTTAATAACTCAGGCAGCAAGACTATGCCAGTTACTCCTAAGAAAACTTTTAAGCCTACTAATCCAAAAGTACTTGAGAACCTTTCAGTAGTAGCTAAAAAGCAAGCAGATCAGAAAAAGATCCAAGCCGCTAATCTTGCTGCTAGTACTCCAGATAAAATTTCTGAACAACAGGCTGCTAATCGTAAAGCAAATGCTAATCGTATTGCTGAACTTCAGGGCAAAGACAAATTTAAGAAAGCTTCTAAAGTAACACAAGAAGAAAAATCAGATGTCTACTCAAAAGAGAAGCCCTCGTTTTTGTCTGGCATTATTGATAAAATGAAAACTACTCAGGCTACTCGTAAAAGATTAGCTTCTGCTAAGGAAGCTGCTGACAAGAAAGCTGCTGTCAGGAAAGAAGCATATGATAAACGTATGGCAGTGAAAGCTAAACGAGAAAAAGATGCTAAAGATGCTAAGGCAAAAGCAAAGCAAATAGCTGACAAGAAATCTCTGTATGAAAAAAGATTAGCCGATAAGAAAAAAGCCGATAAGAAAAAAGCAGATAAGAAAGCAGCAGACAAGAAAGCTGCTGATAAGAAACTTGCTGCTGAGAAACTTGCTGCTGAGACTTATTGGAATAATACTCAGGGTAAGGTTAGGACTAGGCAAGCAGCAAGAAACAAGAAACTTAAAGAAAGCAAATAAGGATAGACTATGAGCTTATACAGAGGAAGCGGTGGTGCTGGTGACTCTAACACTGATGCTACTATTACAGAAGTAACACTTAAAGCTGTTGCGGCAGCTAACTCAGCAACAGCTAGTGCTAATAGTGCAACCGCAGCCTCCTCCTCTGCATCTGGTTCTGGTACTTCAGCTACGGCTTCAGCCAACAGTGCTACAGCATCAGCCAATAGTGCCACTGCGTCAGGTAACAGTGCCACTGCGTCAGGTAACAGTGCTTCAGCATCGTTAGCAAGTAAGAATACATCTGCTGCACAAGCAGCCATATCAACTACTAAAGCAGGTCAAGCGGCTAGTTCAGCTACTGCTTCAGCAAACAGTGCTACTGCTAGTGGTAACAGTGCCACTGCATCAGCCAACTCAGCTACGGCTTCAGCCAACTCAGCCACAGCATCAGCCAACAGTGCCACTGCTTCTGGTAATTCAGCATCTACTTCAACTACCAAAGCTAATGAGTCTGCTGCTTCTGCCTCTACTGCAAGTACAAAAGCAACACTTGCAACTACAAAGGCTACAGCAGCAGCCAACTCAGCCACTGCCTCAGCCAACTCAGCAACAGCTAGTGGTAACTCAGCAACGGCATCTGCTGCATCATTAACTACATTCCAAGGCCAGTACGTTTCACAATCATCAGCCCCTAGTAATCCAAGTACAGGTGACTTATGGTTTGATACCTCATCTAACACTATGAAAGTTTATAGTGGATCTGGTTTTATTAATGCTGGTTCATCTGTTAATGGTACTCAAAACTCAGTACAGTACACAGCTTCAGCAAACCAGACTAGCTTTAATGCTACGTATGACGCTGGTTATTTACAAGTATATCTTAACGGAATACGTTTAGACACAGGAGATTACACAGCAACTAATGGTTCTACAGTAGTATTAGACATAGGTGCTACTGCAAACGATATAGTATTTATACAATCATTTGGAACATTTGCTTTATCAGATCATTATAATAAAACACAGGCAGATGCTCGTTTCTTAGGTTTAGCTGGTGGTGCGTTAACTGGAGCAGTAACTACTAACTCAACTATAGATGGTCGTGATGTTGCTGCTGATGGTGTCTTAGCTACTAACGCTATGCCTAAAGCTGGTGGAGCATTCACGGGTGCAGTTACAACAAACAGCACAATAGACGGCAGAGATGTAGCAGCAGACGGAGTATTGGCTACTAACGCAATGCCTAAAGCTGGTGGAGCATTCAGTGGTGCAGTTACTACTAACTCTACAATAGACGGAAGGGACGTAGCAGCCGATGGTGTACTAGCTACTAATGCAATGCCTAAAGCTGGAGGAACATTTACAGGTAACATTGCTACGGCTGGTATTACTTCTGTCACATTAGGAACAAGCAACTTTGTGGCTGGCGTTAATGCTGGTAACTCTATTGTATCTGGTGGTAATAATAACACTGTAGTAGGTGATGAATCGGGGACTGCAATTACTACAGGTGACAATAATACAGCAGTAGGTAAGTCAGCTTTAGCAGCTAACACCACAGGTTCAGAGAATTCTGCCTTTGGTGAAGGTGCTTTACAATCTAACACTACGGGTGTTAATAACTCAGGGTTGGGTAGGCAGACTTTGAAGGATAATACCACAGGCTCTAGTAACGTG